CAAGCCGGCACCTGACCAGATCCCAGGAGGCTGTCAGGAGACTGGAGGGGTTGATCAGGGACCAGCACGAGGAGCAAGCCGCCGATGCCTTGGAAACCGCCAGCGTTTACGCTGACCTGATGAGCTGGTCACTGCAAAGCGTGAACTGGGAGGAAATAGCGGAGCATTGGCTGGAGGATACCATCGAGGAGTTTCAAAAGGTGGATTAACCCACTCCACCACCACACACCCGCTACGGTTCACCCTGGCGGGTTTTTTGTGTCTGAGATGAAAGAGATGGTGTCCATAATCTGGACGCCATCGGCAGAGCGGCAGGCCGTGGACATCAGAATCAGGGCAGAGCGCGAAGCCGGGAAGATGATGCGGGATATGGAGAAAAAGCCAGGATCAAATGGCAGCAACTACCGCTCAGACCACGCTGAGCCGAGCGGTCAATCCGAATATGCCCAAGCCAAGAAATCCGCCAACATATCCGACACGCTGGATGAGTTCAGCCGAACTGTTCCACGTGGAACGGTTCAAACCGATACCCAATCTTACTCAAGAGTCCACAATGCCGTAATGGATGGGCAGGGGCTTGGCCGCGTGTTCCTCGAGCATGTATTGCAGGGCAAGAGTTCAAAGCGAAAGGACAATATCAAGGTGCTGGCGGACAACTGCGGATCTCGCGGGTTTTCTCTGTTTTTCCTATTGTAATCCTGTTTTTCCGTACGTAGTCTTGCTCCCATCATTAACCGCAAGTGATGAGGCGCAACATGTCCAAGGTAATCCTTAATGACCAGATGACACCGGCCGAAGTGGCTGGGGAACTGGATGTCACCGTCGGGACCCTTTCAGTCTGGCGAACCACCCAACGCTATCCTCTGGTCTGGTACAAACTCGGCCGAAATGTTTTCTACCGGCGCCAAGATGTGGAGGCTTTCATCGAAAGCCGGAGGCGCGGTCAAAGTCCTGTTGTAGCCTGAAGGATCCCCCCACATGATTACGCCCGACCAAAAGGCCAGGCGCGGGGAGATGCTACTGCAGGGTCAGAAACTGCAGTGTAGCACATCGAATCTGATTCGTTTCCCGCGCAGCTACCCAAGACCGCCCTGGACCCTATCCCGGATCGTTGCCCACTACCAGCGTACCGTCCGTGGGTGCCGTGGGTGCTATGGGCCCATCCTGCCGTTATCCAGATCTGACTGGCTGTGCAGTGACTGCAGGAGGTGGAACTGATGAAACTCCCACCATACGGCAAACCGATTTACGAGCGTATTAAGCACCTGAACCTTCCCTTGTTTGTCGTTGTGTGTGTCGGCATGGACTCATGGGATCGAGCCAAGAAATGGAATGCGGGACCGAACAACACACCAGCGATGGTACTACCACCTGGTGAATCTCCAGACGCGTTTAAATGGCCAGTGCAGGGATGTCACGTCATTCTCGAATATGACACAGGGCCAACACCCGAAACGCTCCAGGCGCTTATGCAGACGTTGCTATACAGCCATGCCAGCATGGTAAGCACGCGACCTCTGCAGACCGATGTTACTAAAGATCTTTATGGCTACCGGCTCGACACTGGCGGGCGAGTGGACGTGCAGGAAGTACCGATCACGATAATGGGATGCGCTTATGGATAGGATAGCAAGCAATGAGTTAGAAGCGGCAGGTCTGAAGGCAGTGGAGCAGATGAAGACCAAGCCGATAAAAATACAGGCTATCAATGATTCCAAGGTTGTTACCCACCATGATCTTGCAACCCGATTAATAAACTTGTTTGAAACAGCAGATGGAACAACACCTGTTGCGGCAGATGGTGCGATATACCGATGCGCCAGCGGGGTTTGGAATAGAGTAGAGCAACAAAAAATTGAAGTGGCTGTAGCAAGGCACTTTAACGGTGAAAAAAGCTGCCGAAGAAAAACGGATTATTCCCAGATTGCACGGCATACCTACGATCTAATCGAAGATCCCGAGTTTTTTAATGATGCCCCAATTGGCGTAGCAATTCCGCGTGGATTCGTCACCATTGAAAGCGGGGAAATTAAAACTCTGGTATTGAAACCGGAGCACCGTCAACGATATCAACTATCAACCGACCCTGAGCAGGGACCGTTACCGAGATTTTCAACTGCACTGGATAGGTGGCTGGCCGGCGATGATCTGTTTCAACAATCGAATTTGCTTCAAGAAGTTTTTGGCGCGGTCCTACTTAACATCATGCCAAGAAAACAAAAAGTAGCATTATTTTTTGGTCCCAGCGCAACAGGAAAATCATCAACTCAAAAAGTGCTTGCTGAACTGGTGCCCAAGAAACTGCACAGCGCCACTTCGCCGTTTTCCTGGGACCGAGAATATAACATCGCCGCACTGGCAGGGAAGCGTCTCAACATGGTAGGCGAGCTGCCGGACGATCAACCAATCCCCTCAGCTGACTTCAAGCGGGTGACGGGGGGCGACGTGCTACAGGGAAGACACCCGACCCACCGACCTTTTGAATTTACCTGCACGGCGAGTCATATATTCAACTCCAATCACCTGATTTACACCCGCGACCGTGATGATTCCTTTTTTCGTCGCTGGCTCATCCTCCACTTTCGCGGCCAAGTCCCGGAAGCCGAACGGCGTGACGAATACGAAACGGAAATTATCCGAGAGGAGCTACCACAAATCCTTCATTGGGCGATAACAGGAGCACAGCGCGTGCTCAAGGATGGATTCACAGCTACCCCGTCACATAAGCGGCTCATGCGTAAATGGAGGCATCAGTCGAACACTGTGCTTGAGTTTCTCAATGATAGCGACACGGTGGAGCTGGGCGCTGGCAGGATTCAACGTAGCGAGTTTTATAAACCCTACTCCGACTGGTGCCATGATTCCGGTCGAAAACCGTTAGGTCGTTACAAAGCAATCGAAGAGCTGAGCGGATCAGCTGTGCGTGATGACACTGGCATTAAGGTAATAAAGCTGGAGGGAATTTACTGGATCGATGGGATAAGGCTCAGGTGGCCCGGGGCATAAAGTGCAAGATTTAACCCCCCCCTCCCCCTATACCCGTGTGCGCGCGCGTGTAAGGTACACCCCCCCCTGTAATCTTACACTTCTTGCCCCGGATTACCCCGAAAACGGCAGAAAACGATAGAAAATTGGAGATTTGACCCATGAGCAGATTTTTAGAAACGATGGATGGAGCGGTCAACGCGGACTTCGTAGAACGGATTATCCACAAACAGAATCCTTCGGGAGTCTGGAGTGATTGGGCTGTCATGAGAGACGGGGGCCACGTTCCTCTGCTTTATGGCGAACCGCTGTTGGATGAAGTTATTCCGAACTACAACCTAAACCTGGAATTATGGCGAGTGTATTTTGAAAAGGATTCTGGAGGAGATGACTTGTGGTTCGAGATATTACCTATCACTGCCTGGAAAGTAATAGACAACGGATCGACCGAGCCACTAACCGTATCTTGTGGATGTGATGAGCTGAATACCCTTATTCATGACAGATCAAGAGGAACTTGGATAACGCTTTTTGGTGAATACTACGCGACAGCGGAAGCCATGCTCAACGAGCTGTATAGACAGGCGTCATACAAGCACAGTAAAGCAGCATGACACCCACCGCCACTTCGATCACTACTGATCTTTTCCTAATTCGCCAGTTTCGCCAGTTTCGCCAGGGGGAACGGTGAAAAGTGAAAAACGTTTTTCTACCCGCACCCTGGCGAATTTGGCGAATTTGGCGAATTACAGCCCGAATGTCGCCAATGTCGCCAATGTCGCCAGGGTAAGTAATGAAAAGTGAAAAACGTTTTTCCCTGGATAGGCTGGCGACAACGGCGACATTGGCGACAACCAGACCAAAATCTAAAAAAACTGCCAAAAGCATTGCAAAACCGGCTGCACCCCCGCTTCCAGCACCATTCCCATCTGGGAAATACAACGGAAAAAGCCTAGGCCAGTGGAATGCCTGGGTTGAAGCTGCACCAGAAAAACCCGGAAGCCAACGACTGGAAAGGCTGGCACGGGTTCCTGAACCATTGCAGGACCATGTGCTTGGCCATTTGAAAACGGTAGATTCACTGAGAAGACTGAGGAAATGAGCAGACCCGTATTGACGTTGAAGAAGGGAAAGACCACTGACCGGGTGCGTATGGTTGGAAAGCCCGTAGGCAAGCCGGCCGTACCCGTGAAAGCGGCACCGAAGCCAGACACAAATCAGGTAGATCCTGAGGCACTGGCCAAGGCCCGTGCCTGGGTGAGGCAAACCGTTCCAGATTACCCTTTTGTGATCGGTATCCGGGAGCAACTGATCGAGCGCAAGCCGGATGAGCTGCCAGCAGAAGCGGTAAGAATTTCAATCTGGGAGATTGTTAGATCCGAAAAATATCTGAGCGCGTTCGAATTGGCCACCCATCGGCATAGCCTGGACGGCGAAACAGATTTGATTGCAGAAAAAGACCGACAGTTTTCAGCCGGAAGGCTCTACGAACGGAAAAAGAAATGTTGAATAGATATAGATGTACCGACTGTGTGAAATCTGACCTGACACCCGAGGCATGGATCCAGCGGGAACTGATAACGAGGGGTTTTTCCGAATGACACTCACCCTGCGCGAACGTGCCGCACTGGTGCGCATGACGGTAGCCAGATCAGGCGACCACTATCTGCTGGCTGACCGCTGGAGCGAATGGCAAACGGTTGACGGCTCGCCATTACTGACCCTCGAGCAGGCCGAGGCGCTGGTGCTGGAAGAGATCGAGGTTCGAGGCCGAAGTGCAAACGCCGGCTGAATTACTGGCCGAACTGGAACGCAACCTCCACCGGCTCCCAGGACCGGTCGGAGCGTGGCTGGCTGCCGGCATCAAGCGGTATCGGCATGACGTACCCCTGGAAAAGGCATTGGGTCTAACTGGACCAGGCGCACGACGCCACCGCGATGAAGCGTTGAGGCGAGCCGCTCAATTGATCGCACCCGGAGAGCGGCGCTGGCAGCAGGCCGAGATTCTGAGGAGGGCCTTGCGATACACGGGGGGGCGCTCAAGACGATATTCAACGCCACCCGATACTCTGACAGGGTATCGCCTCGAACTGTGGCGAGCGATGAGCTTCGGACTTGCTATCCCGAGATCCAGGCGGGGCTTGTATGACATTCTCACTGAAAACGAAATCGAAGAATTTCAGTAATTCAATGCGATAATTCAGTCATTGAATCCGGAGAATGACCCAATGCTAGAAATTCCTGAGAGTGAACTGATTGAATCCGTCCGCGATGCTATTTTGATCGGTCGCGGAATCCCGACTGAAGGTGAAGCGCATTACTTGAGCGAACTTTTTACCGACCACACCGACCCCTACCGGCGTATGTGCGAGTCGATTTGCCAGACAGCTCATGTCGATGTCGATTTTGCCGGTCGGACAAAAATAATCGAGCGGGCAATCCAGACAAGCCACTTTTCAACGATTGCAGCACAAGCCGGAAATCTGGCGGCGCGTGTCCGGGCGAATTCGGCGCTCGAAGATATCAGGCCGATGGTTGCGGAAGTGGCGCTGAATGATTATCGCCCGGTCGAATATCCGATCCTGGAAACTCAGGAAATTGACGGGCTAGGGCAGCCTGAGGGACGAAAAATCCCACTGCTGATGGTTACGGCAACCGGCGAGGAGTTGCAGGTCGAAGAGAGTGTCCAAAACCTGATTTTTTCCCGACAACTGCTGGCAAATAATGATTTTGATGTGATCCTGCGAAGTGGTGAGGCAGCCGCCGCCGCCGCCAGTCGTCAGTTGGGCGTTAAGTTTGCTAGTCTCCTGGAAAACAATTCAACCTTGTCCGATGGTGTGGCGTTGTTTCATTCCGACCAAGGCAACCTACGCACCGATGGCGGTTTGAATTTGGCCAATTTGGACCTGGCAAGCGATGCGTTGAGGAAAATATCAACCACCGACGGTACAGGGTACACAAATGGCCGGCCTAGGTTCCTGCTGGTCCCATCAAGCGAGGAGCAAACAGCCCGCGTTCTAGTCAGTTCGATTAATTCCTGGCAACCTTCGGAGGAGCACCTGCGAGTGGTTGCTTTGCCGTGGCTGAGTAGCACCTATTGGTATCTGATCGCCGATCCAGCTCAAGCACCAGCTATTGCGATGGCTGTTTTAGCGGGCGGGAACGGCGATATTGTGCAATTCGAGGAGTTGCCGAAATCTGCATACAGGCACTACAGCGGCGATGGGTCAGGCTTTAGGGTTCGCACTACTGTTGGAATGGCGGCGGTTTCTCGAAATATCATCAGAAACACGCTAGCGTAAGAAAATCATGCGACCGACACTAAACGGGCCCGCACTGATCCGGGCTGGATATGTAGTAATTGACCCGAGTCAATACGGGGGCCGAGTGCTGCGTGATCCCTCTGGACGCCTGCACATGCCTGATATCCATCTGCTGATTGATTTGCACGTGTATAGCGCCGCTGAGATCGTTGAGGCGCTGGAGTCCGTATGATTAGCGGCAGCGAGCTCTTTAGGCGTGGCTATCGGCTGGTGAAGGGTGAACGCTACTGTCTGCGGATGCCGGACGGCTTCCGACTACAACGGGACCAGGGGATTAGTTTCTCGTCTGGCGAGAGTGAAACCGCTGAGACGCTGGCCAAACGATTGGCCGAGTACCGGCCTGTCCCTACCGCTGCACAGATGTTCCGAGCTGCCAGGCGCCGGCACAGGCGAGAGCAAAGGAGGCAACATGCCTAAAAACCATTTACCCCTGAGTGGCGACGAGCTTATCGCAGAGGGGTATCGCTTGATCAACGACGGCAAGCATGTGCTCCAGCTGCCGAGCGGGAAACGGGTAAAGGCAATGGAGCCTGTCACCGTGGGGCTTTCCCAACACAGGGCCTTCAGGGTCGCAGATTGGATTCGAGAGGATCGAGACACCGAGGGCCACATTCAGCAACTGCGGAAAGAAATCGCAGCAGACAAGCGCCAACGGCAGACCGGCCCCCTGCATCATCGAAAACGGCGCGACCAGGCCGACCCGCGTGGTCTGATCGGAAAAGAATTTACCACCCCTGGGAAACAGGGTATCTAGTTCAGTCTGGCCCTGATGAGCCAGGCGGAAAATGCCGTGAGCGGCTACACGGCAGCACGGCACCCCGGTCGAAAGGCCGGGGTTTTTTAATTCGGGGTCCTCCTGAGCGATTTCAAACAATGCGGGTCTAAGAGGCGCAAAGTTTCGCTAGCCACAGCCGCCTATAGGGATTTCCTTTCTTTATGCAGAGGCAACCATGCAAGTCAACAAGCGAGAGCTTAGCGAGATCCTGGGTCGATCTGAGCGCACTTTAACCACTTGGTCTAAGCAGGGCATGCCGGTTGAGGCAGCCAGCACCAGAGGCCGGGCCCACCAGTTCGATACAGAGGCGGTTATCGATTGGATGATTCAGAGAGAGGTTTCCGGCCTATCGAATGGTGGCAATCTGGACCTGACCGAGGAGCAGGCCCGCTTGGCCCATTACCGAGCCAACGTTGAGAAACTGAAGGAAGACCAGCTCAAAGGCGAGTTGATTCCTGCTGAAATAGTTATCCTGGGCGGTAGCGGGCTGGTGACCTCCATGCGGGCTAAGTTCCTGGCGCTCCACAATAAAATCCGAAATCGATTCCCGGATCTGGACCAGGCCATAGTGGACCAGATCCAGCGGCTGATTCACGAAGCCTTAACCGAACTGGGGAGCGACGGCCTACCCCCGGATATCCGCGACCGGATGAAGGCCGTTTGTGAGCGGCTGGAGAAATCCAAGACTTCTGAGATTGACCCTTGACAGGTAATGACTCTACAGTCTACAGTAAAGACACTACACACCAACAGGGGAAAAAATGGAACGCCAGAAGGCATACTCCGACCGGCAACAGGCCAAGGGGCTTAAACTGGTTAGAGTATGGGTGCCTGCCGGTATGGTGGAGTACCTGAAGAAATACGCCGCGAGACTTCGGCGGCGAGAAGCCGCAAAGCACTAAAAGCGAGACCGGCACCCGTTAGAGCGGATACCTGCCTCTTCCCACCACATTACGAGTGAGGTAATGCAATGAGCAAGCACCAATGTAAACCTATCCCATCCGGAGTTAAAGATCTGACGGGTCAAAAATATGGCCGTTTGACCGTTACCGGATTTTCCCACCAAAGGACTGAGAGCACCGGCTTTAACCGGTCTTTTTGGGTGTGCCAGTGTGAGTGTGGCAACTCCCATGTGGCTAACAGCAATAATCTCAATAACGGGACCGTTAAATCTTGCGGATGTCTATATCGCACACACAGGATGTCTGGGGGGCAAGGGAGACCCAAGCACTCTAGTTATACTCGTTGGTGTAATATGATCCAACGCTGTGAAAATCCTAAGGCCCCTCCTTACAAAAACTATGGCGGTAGAGGGATAAAGGTCTGTAAGCGGTGGCGTGAATCCTTCGAGGCGTTCCATGAAGATATGGGCATGCCACCTAGTAAGGATATGTCTATTGATCGAATAGATAACGACGGCGATTACACTCCAGAGAATTGTCGTTGGGCTACAGGGCGCGAACAAATGCTTAACCAACAGCCCACCAACACAGATAACCGATGCCAAGCTACAACTACCAGTGGCAAGCAGTGCCGCCGGAGGGCCACTCTGCCTATCATCATCCTGATCGACGGCAAACCCACCACCTACGTCAGCTGTAAGACCCACGCGGCGCGCTTCATCCCGAAGGGGGTGGCGTCATGAAAACGAGAATATCCTTCCCACCTGAAAAGCGGTACTCCAACCGCTGTGAAAGCGCCACAACCAAGGGGCCACGCTGCCAGAATCGATCAATTTTAATCGTTCGTAAGCGCGTTGATGGACTCGTTTGTGAATTTGAGAGTTGCTCGATCCATTCCCGAGACTTCATTGTAAAAGCGGGGGGGTGGGACTAATGGACATGATTATCGTCATGGGTTTTCTGTGGATTTCCCTTATAGGCGCGGCATGCGCTGTCTGGATCGTTCGGCTAAGGAATGCTTGCCGGCGCCTGTCGATTCAGCAGGATATTTTAAACGCTCGTTTTGATCGGGTTTCTCGTCGGCTGTTAGAGAATACTTCTCGATTATTCGACCTGGAAAAAGCGCTTGATGAGCAAGGGATAGTGACCGAAGAAGTCAAGGGATTACCCGCTTTCCTCCGGAGGCAAGCAGAATGACAAAATCAAAAGCGAAAAAACGCGCCGTTGCTGCACCCTTAGCCGGTTTCAGTATCCCTATAACCCAAGCTGAGCTTAAACGTATCCTTGCCTATGACGAAGAGAGCGGTATTTTTGTATGGAAAGTTGGCAGGCAAGGCACGGGCGGCGCCGGATCTTTTGCAGGCACGTTGAGACCGACCGACTGTTACATTGCCATCAGTATTGGTTACACGACATACACAGCCCATCGGTTGGCATGGCTCTACGTGTATGGGTCTTTTCCTATAGGCCAGATAGATCACATAAACCACATCCGTAATGATAATCGCATTATAAACCTGAGAGATGTTCCCGCAAAAAGTAACTACTTGAACCGGACGCGCCAATCAAACAACACAAGTGGGTGCAACGGGGTAAGTTGGTTCAAACCAACGAAACGATGGACAGCGAAAATTGGGGTTCGCGGTAAATCCATCAGACTTGGGTATTTCACTAAAAAGGAAGACGCCATAAAAAGCCGCAAAGAAGCGGAAATTAAATACGGCTTCCATGACAATCATGGTCAAAAGAAACCGGGATTGGACTAGATGCCATGCCTATCTCAAAATGGGAACTGGCGGCCGTTGGGGCCGCCGTGGGGGCTGTTCTTTTTCTCATCGCACTCGGTCCTGAGGAGGAACCACCGTCTCCACCCGTGGACCCAACGCCAGGCAAGCGAGCGCTGGCTTTGATCTGCGAGAACATCAAAACCGCCCGAACACAGCCGAAAAATCCGGACTGGTGGGCTCAGTATTGCCTTACAGGCCCACCCTCAGGCGAGTGGTCACTGGCAGTGTTCTGTGCAGGTATCAAGTACCCGGGCGATCAGCAGTGTCTGGCATGGCACCTGATCTGCGATCCCGATAAATCAGAGGAGGAGGAACGATGATAGAACACATCGAAAAAGCATTACACGACGCGCAATATTTAGAGATTGATATTCGTGAGGCTCATACGGCGGCCACCGAATCAAATCAGCTGGCAGAGATCATTCTATTTGAGCTGACCCCGCTGGTAGTCGATGTCAGGCAGAGACTAACCAGGCTGGAAGCTGCGTTATGAACGATTATCCGAGTGAGATTGAAGAATCCACCGCTGATTTATGGTTACGGCAGGGCGTTATCCGAGTGACCGAGACGGGTCAGGAAAACACTTATTACGTTGATCAGTTCGGGATCCGGTTTTTTTGCAAGAACTACCCACAAGGTGAGGTGATCCATGGAAACGAATGAGCGATACAACGGATGGTCAAACTATCCTACATGGGTAGTAAATCTCTGGGCAAGCAATGACGAAGGGGCATATAGATACTGGATCGAGCAAACCCGCGAGGCATGGGACACTTCAGAAGCAAGCCGGCACCTGACCAGATCCCAGGAGGCTGTCAGGAGACTGGAGGGGTTGATCAGGGACCAGCACGAGGAGCAAGCCGCCGATGCCTTGGAAACCGCCAGCGTTTACGCTGACCTGAT